TCGTCGAGCGGGGCCTGGTCGTCACGGTGCGGGGCAAGGGCTCGTATGTGGTGGAGCCTCCGGCCGAGAGCTGACGTCCGCGGCCGCCCGTAGAATCAGGGCATGCCCCCCGAAGCCGTCGCGCCTGGTTCCGTGCGGTCTGCTGCCCAGCTCAACGAGGACATACGCACCCTCGCCCGCGCTTCGTGGGGGCGGCCGATGACTGATGAGGAACGCGCCCGGTACGAGGTGCTCGTCATCGCGTGGGTGGCCGCGGAACAGGGCGACATCGTCGAAGCCGCGTAGCCGCGCCCCGGGTTACGCCTCGGTCGCGGTCGGCAGGTGACCCCAGTGGCGGGCGAGGGCGGACGCCCGTTCAGGAACCGTCATCTCGCCGAGCAGCGGGACCAACTCGGCGACCGCCACGCGGACCTCTTCGGCTTCGTCCTCCTCAACGAACGAGGACGGGGTGTACGGCGCGCCCTCGTTCGCGGCAAGCCGGACGTCTCCGTCCTCGATGTTCCAGTCGTCGAGGATGACGTGCAGCGGCCCGCCCGTGGGCTCGTGCTCATAGATCGCGCGGATGAGTTCGAGGGCCCGCTTCACCTTCGGGTTCCAGTCGGTGGGGCTGCCGTACTCCTGCCAGTCCTCATCGCTCATGTCCTCAGGATGTCAGGCCCCGGTGCGGTTGTACTCCTCGACCAGCGGATGCGGCGGCTCCGGGGTAATCCCCGCCCGGTCCATCTGCCGCGTCCACCGGTCAGCCGACCAAGAGAACGCCCGGAGGATCGCCTCGGTGCGGGACTGCCGCTTCCGCAACTCCCCGTTCTCCTTGTCCACCCGCTCCACCGTCGCCTGCAACACCGCGAAATCCTGAGCCTTCGCCGCCGGCGCCGCAGCAATCGCAGCCGCAGCCCGCGACCCCCGATACGTCAGCCACCCGGTGACGACCACTCCGATGAGGGTGAGGACCCCGCCTGCGATTCCCCAGGCACCGTTCAACTGGGTCTCCCCTCAACCACCACAGCAGGCGTACCGGCCTCTGGTGGAACTCTAGATGCGCACCAGATCACCCCGCAGTGCGACGTCATGTACCAGCCGAAGATCCACAAGCCGCGCGCGTACCCGTCGACCAGGCCCGCCCACCCGTAGGCGAACGCCCACAATGCGGGCGGGACGCTGGCCGCGACGAAGCCCAACACGTCGCGGGTGAACGGCATCCACGCCGAAGCGAACGTGACCAGCCCGGCGAGGATCCAGATCCAGGCCCAGCAGTGCAGCGGTGCGACTGCGGTGAGCATGCGCAGTCCGTCGGTGGCGGGCGGCTCGACGATGAGGCCGACACCCCAGCAGATCTTTCCCACGCCCATGAAGACGAGGAAGGAACCGCGTCGTCCGGGGTGCCCGCTGAAGGCGCGGGCCGCCCGCCCCGACACCTATGCCGCCTTGACCGGGCTGGTCTGCTCCACCCGCAGCGCCGGCACCGGGGCCTGGACTTCGCGGTGCTCGAACAGGGCCAGGATCGCGGCGACGAGCGACATCCATCCGGCCTGCTCGGTTGCGGACAGGTCGAGGCCGAAGCCGAGGAACAGAGCCAGCAGCGCCGACGCGAACTGCAAGATGGCCGCGCCAACCGCCCCGGACTTCAGGACGATGGCGGAGACGATGGCGACGAGGCAGGCGAGGACGGTGTTGATGAGGGTCTGCTGGTCGTCGCTGACGTCGAGGCCGTAGGCCGCGGCCAGCTTCAGGCCGATCGCTATGACGGCGAGGATGTACACGGGTTCTCTCCCGAATACCTTCATGATCAGGACTCCTGTCCGGTGACGTCGACGTGCACCTTGACCACCGCTTCTGCGATGGCCGCCTTCACCGCTGCCACCACGGCAGCCGTGTCAACGTTCTTGCCGACCAGCCCGGCGAGCTGGGTGATCGCCGCAGTCTGCGCAGCCTCCGCCGTGCGCACCGCGTCGATCCGCTTGAGGATCTCCGTCTGCACCGAACTCAGCGTCCAGGTCGGATTGGTCGTCGGGGCGCCCGGGACGGAGATGATTCCGTCCAGGGTGAGCACCTCCCGCGCGACCTCAGCAGCAGTAGGCATGTCGTCCTCCTCGGATACGGGCTGGCCCTTGGCCAGAGTGATGAGCTGGGCGAACGGCAGACTGCCGGGATCGCCGTGGTCGTTCTCCGGAACGTGCTGGTGCCCGCACACGCCCTTGAAGGCGTCCCACTCGGCGAAGGACATCCGCGCCGGGCTCGCCCCATACGACGCGGGCGTCACCCCCGGACGCCGAGGATCCGGCCCGTAGTTCAACCACATCGACGGCCCCGACAGCAGCACCCCATGCTCCGCGTTCAGCCAGCGCAGAAAGTCAGCGAGATCCCGGAGAGCCCAGTCCGGCGGGTCACCCCAGTAGATGTAGTCCCGGCCCGCGACACGGCTGCCCCAGCGCTCACGCTTCGAGTAGTCGCAGGTCCCCTCCAACTCCACCTGCACCACGTTCAGCGTGTTCGTCTGCACCCCGCCGGCCAGGTTCTGCAGGGCGCGGGAGGATCGGTCGATGTCGAAGTGCTGATACCAGTCGAGTCGCTGCCGCGCGAAGTTCGCGACGGCGGTGAGGTTCGGGGCCATCGCGCCGCCGTCGTAGTCGGTGAGGCCGACGCCCTCGGTGGTGTGTACGACGGCGACGTTGACCTCCATGACGTCGCCGCCCCATAGGGTCTGCCACCAGTGCGCTGTGTTGGCGCCCGGATACTTCTGCGGTCCGGTTCCGGTCATGGCTCCTCCTGTCAGGCTATGCGTTGCAGGCGCAGCCATGAATCGGTGTACAGCGTGGTCGCGGTCGCATTCGAGACGGTCTGCGCCCAGTCGAGCGAATAGGTTCCGGGGGTGGCCGCGTTGCGAATGGTTCCGTTCAGCAGCAATGTCAGCTGACTGCCGCCAGTTCCCAGGCAGCCGAAACCACGCGACGCCGCGATGTCGTTGGTCTCGGTACGGATCAGATAGCCGCGAACATCCTGCGTATCCGACTGGAGCGCAGGCGCGGACGTCGAGCCGATTACCGAGTTGCCTGCACCCCACGACGTGTACTCGCCCAGGCATCCGCTCGGTGCAGTGAAATCGACGGTGAGGTCCCCGGCCGTCGGTCCGTCGTATTTGATCCAGCCGTCCAGGGTGTAGACCGCGTTGGCTGCCAGTTCGAATTGCAGATGGGGGTCGGCGGTGGTCGTGGTGGTTGCGGCTCGTGAGGTGTCTGCCGTTTTGCGGGCGACCTGCGGCTGCATCAACCGCAGCAGGGTCGCCGTGATGCGCTGGCCCGCGAGGGGCGTGGGGTAGGCCTCAGCCATGGTGCCTCCTTACAGGGAGAGGTAGGTGGGGTTGGCGAGCCGGACGTCCTCGCCCGCGCTGTGGGCCTTCACGACGCCGTTGATGGAGCGGGTTACGGTGAAGCGCTGCGGGTTGACCACGGCCAGGTCGTCGAAGGACACGACCGGGCTCACGTTGGTGTTGCCGACTTCGAGAATCGACCGGACACCGACCGACGTCGCCGACGACAACGCGCTGTCGGAGACGGTGACCTGCCACTCCGGGGTCTCCACCAAATCGGCCACTGGCCAGGCTTTCGCCCGCAGTCGCGCGCCCATCGCCTGGAACCTGACCCGGAAGAACGCCCCCGGCGTGTACGAGTAGGTCAACGCCGTCGACGCGAGGACCGACTCCGCCCCGCCGATCCGCCGGACGATCGCCACCGTGACGATGTTCGCCGTCGAGAACGCCAGCCTGGCCATGAACAGGTTGTCGATGTCGACGTACCGGGCGACGAGCCCGGCGTAGATCGGCGCACCGGTTGCGGCGGCACTGGCGGTGACGCTCCCGTACAGATCACAGTTCGGGTACGTGATGTCGGTGAAGCAGCGGCGGCTGGTGTCGACGCTCGTCAGGGTGTGCGTACCAACACCAGCGGCCACCGCGTAGTCGGAAGAGGCGCCGCCCGAGGTGGTCCACGCCTGCCCCGTGTCCGCGCTGCCCCAACTGCTCGACGAGGTCCGGGTGAACGTATCCGTCAGCTTGGAGGCGACCGCGGTCACCCGCATCACCTCGCCACCCACCCGGATATCCCACGGCACCTCGGCCGCGTCGGTCGTCCACAGCATCGTCGGATCGAGGACCGGGGCCACATCGAGCGTCGTGTCCACTGTGCTCGGCGCGGACAGCAGCACCGAGTCGTCCGTATCGAGACGCGCCGTCGACCCGTCGAGGTATCCGATCTGGTTGTACGGGGCGGCCGGCGCGCACGTGAACGTCAACCGGTGCTCGAAGTGCGTGATCGTCTCCGACATGCCCAGCACGAGTTGGTCGATCGTGTCCGGGGGCAGCCAGGACGGCGGGTTGGTGATCTGCACCCGGTCGCCGAGGCGGAGGGCGAGGATCGCACGCCGCATGTCCGGGGTGATGCTGGGGTGGGCGAGGTTCACGGAGATGCTGGGGAAGCGGGCCTCGTCGACGGTGCCGAGCCTGACTCTCCACGCCGCCTGGTCCCGCAGGACCGCGGCTGTCGTGGAGGACAGGTTGAGGGTGACGTCGCTGCCGTACACGCCCATCCCCGCAGGGGGCAGCGCCGTCGACAGGGTTCCGTCCGTCGCCTCATACGAGCCGGTCACCCCGTTCACGGTGACCGTGACCTTGTTCTGTACGTACCGGTCGTCCTCCACCGGGACCGGGACCTGCGCCAAGTTGTACGACGGGTAGTCCAAGACCAGCGCCGGGTCCTGCGCGTACAGCGACGCCCGCGTCCGATACCCCAGACCCAGCACACCGCGGTTCTCGTACAGCAGCCCGCCGTCAGCCAGCGTCGCCTCCTGCACCAGCCCCAGCAGGTTCTGCCGGCCCTGCGCCCCGAGCGCGACCGTGTCGTCCAGGTCCCCGACCCAGTCGAACGCGATGCCCTCCTCGCCGCACAGGCGTTGAATCCTCCGGCCCGCAGACTCTCCGACAGGGTTCAGCCGGCGGCCGAGCGCATCCACCGCCGTGATCGCGTTCTCCACCGTGCAATGCCCGACCGCCACACCCGGCAGAAACGCAGAACCGATAGGCCCCACCACACAACGGGACGCCGGACCGAACTGAACCCGCGTCACTCGCGTCAGCGTCGGCAGCACAGCAGAGTCGGTAGCGCTATAGGTCTGGGATGTAGTGACGTCCGTCAGACGCAGAGCCCGCGTTGTGCCCGTGCCCGACTCCGGCAGCTCGACGGATACGTACAGCAGACGCCCCCGGACATCGAGGGTATGAGGCAGCAGCCCGCCCAGGAGCGATCCGTCAGAGGCACACGTCCGCAGCACCAGGCTGTTGCTCGCGTCGGTCGTCGAGTAATACACCTCCCAGAACTGCGGCGCCCCCGCCGAGTAGTCGACCTGGTCGATCGAGCAGATGACCTTGCCGTCCGACAACCCGGCCGCCGGGATGGACAACAGGAAGCGAACCTGGGTGCCGGACGGGTCGTCGTACTTGGCGACGCCCCCGCTCACCGTCGCCGACGTCAGCACCGGCAGCGGATCGGACGCGTTGAACCCGCTGTAGGAGGCCAGTTCGGCGGTGCCGGTGATGGTCATCGGCGAGCCGTTCGTCAGCGCCGACGCCACCGCTGTCGAGTCCGAGGCGTCCTCCATCGGCCAGTACGCCACCACCGACGACGCAACCGGGTCCGTGACCGCGTTGTAGATCACCGACCGTTCCGGGACCGGAGCCTGCGCCAACCGCTGCAGAATCCCCGACACGGAGACGTCACACCACACATCCGTACCGGTCGAGTCCCAGCCCGGAGCCCACTCCGTCACCTCACCCCACAGCCGGTACGTTTTCCCGCCGCTCCCGTCCGGGACCGAGATCCGGAGAGGAGTGTTCCTGCCGATCAGCCCGTAGTAGGGGCCGGTGGGGTTGCGCGGCGAGAACCGGCCGTCCGAGTTCCGTAGCTGGAGACTCGCTTGCCCGCGCTCCGTCTGCGACCCCTCCCCGCCTGTGATCCCGTAGCTCACGCTGATCTGGCCGGAGTCGTCACGGACCATGCAGTACGAGGTGATGTCGACCCACACGCCCGCCACGAGCAACTCCACCTGCACGGGCTGCCCGTTCGACACCTCCCCGGTCCCGGCCAGCGGGCCAGGCAGGTTGGCGAGACGGCGGCGTACCGCCGAGACGAGTGGAGCGATCGACGGCATCGGTCAGCCCACCTCCTGGAACACGATCCAGCAGCGCAGGTCAATCGCCGTCGTCGGAGTGGTCGCGCGCACCCGCAGGAATTTGGAGACGGGGATGATCGGGCGGGCGTCCGGCATCCACTGCCGCACATACGACAGGCTCGACTCACCCGACACCGAGGACAGCCCCACCACGTCGAACACCCTGGACGCGGTCGTCGTCCCCTCCGCCGACGACGTGTAGCCGGTGTTCGCCGTGCCCAGCGTGAGCAGGCTGTTGGCCCCGTTCGGGTCCAAGTTCTGCACACCCGCATTCACGTGCGCAGTCACCGTCGCCGCGACATCCGTCTGCAGCAGCTCGATCACACCGTCCGCACCCGGCGGATCATCAGACGACCAGCCCCACTCCAGCAACTGAATCTGCCGCGTCGACGGCGTGGACAACTGCAGCATCGTCTTGATAGCCGTACCCGTCGTCACCGCCTGCTGCGCAGCCGTCGTCGGCGCCGGACCATTCCACGTAATGAAGGGCATCCGCCCTCTCCTCTCTCGTTACCTGCCGCGCGGCGGCTGGAGTGTCGCCTCGATCGAGCCGCGCGCCCGCACCTGACGACGCCCCGCATCCACCCACAACTCGCCGAAGTCCTTGTCACCCAGCCGCACCTGAATCACGATCGGCCGGTCATCCCCACCAGCAGGAGCGCCAGCCGAGGACGCAGCAGCCGACGGCCGGCGCGGGGTGTTGAGCATCGACGCCCACGGAGCCTGCGCCTTCCTGCGCGAGTCCGGACCGGACCACACCCGGGAGCCGACCGGCAGATCCAGCAACTCCGGCTCGTGCTCGCCGACCCACGTCATGCCACTGCGGATACCGCCCGACGCGGCCATCCCGACGATTCCGCCGCTGGCCTTTTTCCCGAACGCTTTCTCGATGGACTTCTCCATGACCTTCGCCAGGTGAGCCATGGACTTCTCCAACTTGTCCTGGCTCTTCTGAAGCTTGGCCACCGTCGCCGTCTGCGCCTTGATCGCCGCCCCATACACCGCATCCGCAGTCGTCGACCCGGCCGCGCCCGCAGCCTTCCCGATCTGCCCCTGCAACGAGTTGACCGACTTGATCTCCGACGACGACGCGCCGAGCAGCGCACCCGCCGTCTCCAGACCGCCACCCTCGACCCCGGCCTCGGCGATCTGCTGCAGCAGCCCCTTGTCGAGGCCCTTCGCCTTCAGGTCCTTCAGCGCGCCGGCGAACGCGGTCGCCTTGTCTCTGCTCGCGGTGAGACCGCTCATGAT